GTCCCGCTGTGGTAATATGTGGTTGCAATAGAACTTAAGGTACAAGCCCCGTTTATTGTCGCTTGTGCAGGTGTAGAGCCTAAGAACGGAGTGCATCCAGTTCCTGTTGAGCATTCACAGCAGAAGTCGTTGTTAGACGGAGATGTGTTTGAGTAGCACAGAACAATCGGAGTAGCCTCCCTGTAGTCGTATATAAGGTACAGATACGGGTCGGTATTCACTGGCATTGTGAAGCTTCCTGAATACACAGTAGGCGCTTGAGCTGAATCAGTAGTAACAGTAACAATGTTAGGGTCTGCCAAAAGGTTGGACGCGAGGTTGTACTCTGTGGTTGATGTTAGATACCTAAACTTATGGATAGCAGGGTTAAAGCTGAAGTTGTCTGCCCCTATCTTTCTCGTGTTAATGGTGACGGTAGATCCATCTGTTGGGATAGAGCCAAAACCTTGCCCCCCGTCACCTACAAGCTGAAATTGAGATACGTTGTAGTCGGCAGCTCCAAACTCAAAGGTCACCAAGTTGCTTTCCGCAGGGCTTACATAGCCTGCGTCATCCCAATGATGCTCGTTGTGAATCATTGTAGGGTCTCTGTAGTCAGCGTTGACGCAAACCGCGTACACCTTCATTGGGTTTGATAATGGACAGCTAACGCCTATCTCAGTAATTGAATCAGTACTTACCACATCAGGGGTAACCGTTACCGTGATGTCTGTAATGTTAGGGATATTCTTGATTACAGTGACACTAAATGTCCCTGTCCCTGAATTTGTTGTTGTTACTCCATTATATAAGGCTGAAACAGTAGCCGAATAAGCGGGGTTTGGCGTAGCGTTAACAGTAATCGTAACCGCACCCATACCCAAACCTGCGTCAACAATGTAAGAGTATGGGGCTGAAAGCCCTTCAAAACTTGGACTTTGGTCATTAGCTCCCCTTCCGCATTCATACCTAACAAGGGTCTCAGGAAGAGTGGTCGTATTAGAGCCAAGCACATACTCGTTCATGTAAGGGTCGTACCCTCCAAGCTTCTGTGTGTTGAACGCTACATTGAACAGGTCTCTAAACCACGAACGCATACCTATCTCAGAGACCACACTTAAGCTGTCACCAGCCCCAACCCCTCCTGTCAGTCTTATTACAGAGGAACGCTTAGCATCGGTAAAGTACATATCCCTACCGTATGTAGCAAAGCTCTCAGGGTTCTGAGATATGCCATACTCTTCAACCCTTGCAATCTGCTGTCCGAGAATCTCAGGGACGGATGTGACAACACCTCCTCCTGTAGCCCCACTAAGCAGCGTCTTGCCTACCTGAACGTAAGTAATCCTGTCCTCTTGCAACGTCAGTAGGTCTGACCTTAAGGGGTGCAGCACCTGTATAGGCCCATAAGCCTCTTCACAGTCCTTGTAGTTAGCAAGTCCAAGGTTGAAGCTGTTCAGTCCATTTACATTAGACTGCTCAACATACCTGTCGCTATATGTGATAGATGACTCCCTTCTTATGGCTTTGTAGTCCTGCGTAGATACGGATGTTGAACGGTTCCCAAGAGTGAAGTAGTTCCCCACCAACGAGTCAAGAATCTTATAGCTCTCTGCACCGTTTCCAAAAGAGAAGCAGTTAAAGAACCCAAGATTCACAACGCCATCCGTAACTGATGTTTGGTTTGCATCACCATCCGCTGTTCCTGACATATGATTGCCCCCTACAATAGGATAGCTATCAGCCCCCTCGTAATAGATGCCATCAGCAACCTTCTGCGGGATGGTTTCAAATATCAAGTCACCATTCGGAGCAACTACTGTTATCATGCACTTTACCTCTGAAGACCTGTATCTTGCATTGGAAAAACATGGAGGTGTACCAGTTTCCAATTGTAACCATAAAGTACCCCCAGTTTCCGCGTATTCATGGACAAATCTGTACCGATTATTAAAATCAACAAGTTGGTCATAGTCCGTAAGCCCCCCTTGCTGCCATGAATACGGATTGGAATTGGTTGACGGGCCTACAGAAAACGTAATATTATAATTTAGAGGGTCGTATATGTTCCCATTCCCCCCTGACGGATTTGTGTCTGCGTGTTCCCCGCTATCACAATCTGAATTTTGTCCTACATTAATGTTTTCTCCTAACCAAAAATCTTTAAAATCAATGTAGTCCTGCGTAGACACAACGGTAGTATTAAACACGCACTGCCTTGTCCCGCAAGGGTTTCCGCCTTTGTCAGCGTACCTCCTGTAAAAGCTGGTAGCAATAGTGACTGTCGCGCCAGTTGGTATAGACCAATTTTCATAGACGTATGTTCCCCCAGCCTGCTCTGTCTGAGTAAAAAGAGGGTATATCAACGGGTAGTAGGTGTGTCTCCTTCTCTCCCACCTCTCAAGCCTTTGCACTCCACCTAAAACGGCATTAGTTGCGGAATAAGCATTCCATCCCGTAGGAGATGTCCTCATATACACACCTGATGGCTGAAGAATCCTTGGGGGGTCTACATCAGAATCTATAAAGTTTTCAGGCTGACTTTTTATTTCTAATACAGTGCAATATACAGGGGAGTTCAGCGGCCCTGATGTATCCGTCTTAACAACAAGCCTCTGCCCCTCGGTAAGCTTGTTAGCCTGCTCTCCCTCAAGCTTAATCCACACCATTCCAGTTTGAGGAGATACAAACGATAGTCTTGCATATATAACCTCATATGGCCCTTGCGAGGGCTTTAGCACAAACTTGTACCTTTCTGCCCATGACGGAGGGCGCATATCAGTAGGGATGGTAACCTTAAGGTGATTTAATGTGGTGCTTTGAGAAGCTGGTATGTGCATTGAGTTGTTAAGGCTCACCAACGCTGTGCTTTGCCTTGCATACTCATCTTGGTACACAATACCTACCTGATAGTCCCTGTTGCTATGTAAGCTCTTAAGAGACCCCGTCTTGACAAAGTATCCATATGCTGAAGCAAAATTAAAATACTGAAATAAGTAATTCCAACTAGGACTAGCGACTCTTTGATACTGATGAGATGTAGGTGAAATACTTAATGTGCTTGTTGCACTATTAAACTCTATGTTTAAAGGGTCAAAATTTGTTATGCCCGTATTGCTGTCATAGCTCCTTGTTGCTCTATACACATTAACTTCTGCTGCCCCATTTAAAGGCGAGATAGAGGGGACGCTGTCATTGAATATATCCGTAAAGGTCAACCCATTCTGCCACTGGTTAGGGTCTTCTTGAAAGTTAGTTTGACCGTAAGTTAATCTCCATTGAGAGTTTGGGACACCCCCCGCAAAGCAGTCTGCTAAACTTGCGTAGTTTTGGTTTAAGGTGTATGTAAATACAACTTGAAAATCTGCCGATGGAGTATATACTGAGTAAGGGTTAGGGAAAACCTGTGACTGATTACTAAACCCCCAAGAGCTTACATTTAGAACAAATTGAAAAATTACCCCCTGATTAAGGTCAGCAGACTCCACTTCCGACATATCAAAGTTGGCGGTTCCATTAGGCACACTTAGCACAAATGGAAGTGACGGGTCTGCCGCTATATCATCATCCATATATGTCACTGGAAGAGACAAAGAAGGCTCCTCTTCATAAACAGCATCAACCGTGTAGTTGGTTCGTATTGGAATGTCGTTTAAATCCTTCAGGTCATGTCCCTCTACATAGTTTCCATACATCAGCCTGTTATCAAACAAGGTCTGAGCCTTAGCTAAGTGAGGGACGTTGTCGTACAGCCGTAGTATCTCATCACTACGCATCACTGTATATATCTCTCCGTTTGAAAACGGAAGCACATATGTGATGTTGTCGTTAATGCCTGTTGATTTCTCAAGGGTGTCAATCACAAACAGGTTGTTCGAGTCAGCCTCCTTGAACACCACATCAATAGCCTTCACATACGAAGAGCCAGTGTTAATGCTCACCTCAACATTATTGAAGGCATTTTCCATGCCATTGTTAAGATAGCTGTCAACACCTAGAAAAAACATTTTAGGAGTAAATGCAGGCTCAGTAAATTGAGACAATGCACTATACTCTCCATCTGCGTACCTGTACCTGTAAGCAAAGCAGACAAACGTATCCTCAATGTAGTTCTCTCCCCCAGCTATCAACGTGGTCTCTATGGTAGGAGCTGTTACAGGAGGGGCTTTGATAACGCTTATGTCTACCTCTGTAATCTGATCCACATTCAACACAGGTTGAGCGTAGGTAGACTTTACATTTATCTTTCTCGGAGGGTTGTAGTCGTCTGTAAAAAACAACAGGTCATCAATCTTGCTGATGCCATTTATCAGGTAGGACGCATTGAAATTCAATACGCTTGTTGAAACTACATGGTAGGTAAGAAACTGAATCTTAGTGTCATATGACACGATAAGGTCAACAGGGCCATTATAAGGATGATTAGGGTCATGCACAAACCAGTACATCGTCTCGTTCTCACCGTCCTCAAACGCACCGATGCAAGTAGCGTCAGCACTGAGGTCTACATTGTTGTACTGTAACGTGGTGAGCTGTAGGTTTCCTTTTGAGTTCTCAACCGCACCTATCTCAGTCAGCTCGGTTGACCCAAGCCTCACATTCTCCGCATGGACGTACTCCCCCGCAGGGAGCAGTCTTTCGTCCACACTCTTGTTCATGCGGCCTGCAACGAAGTTCCTTACATACTTTGCCATATTACTTAATCAGTTTGTTCTGACCTCTTAGATTCATTAACAGTCGGGCAGGGTGCAGATTGCTTATACGAATCTTAGCGTTCCTTAACAAAGCACTCTTGTCCTTCTGCGCTCTCCTTACAACGTACTCTTGGATGCCAAAACGACTATTAAGTATAGCGTATTTGATGTAGGCATAGATGAACTCCTCAAAAAACTTATGAACCCTTACACCTACGTCACTTGGGTTTGGAACATAAGGGTCTACCTTAGAACCTGTCCCTGTAAAGGGTTGTCTGTTCATCCCATCGGAGATATACTCAAGTACACAATGCTCTCCCGCCATGCCTGAACTGAAGTTTATTACACCGTTTGCCTTGTCAATTCTAAACGTAGGACTTGAGTTAGCTGTCTCTGTGTTTAGGCCATACCTTGCCCCTATCTGAAAATCAAAATACCACTCGCCATCAACGCAGTATCCATCGCATCCGTTGTATATACTGTTCTCATTCAAGTACATTGTCTTCGCAGTCCCCGCCAGCCTTTTAGTGTCAAGCAGAGAATGCTCAGGTTGCAATATATTGCCCGACTGGTCAAACAGAATGTTGCAGTTGTTGTCCTGCAAGTATGACCCAGCACTGTTGGCTTGAATGTTTTCGGTCAAAGGGTACAGCATCCCGTTCTTAAACAGGGATATCCTAACCCAGTTCACAAAGTCAGGAGGCAATATAAACCGCAGGTCATCACACACATCTAACTCAAGCGCCTTTATCTCTTTAAACGCATCGTAGTTCAGCTCCTGTATCGCTCTCTTGGCGTGAAACAGAACCTGATACCTGTTGATGTTGTTGACAATCTCGTGGTTGCCTTGATAGATGAGCATGAAGTTATTCACCACATCAGTCAAGCTGACGTACTGATACGAACCCCAATTAGCATCTTGAGGGACGTTGCCACTGTTCTCGTAATACTGATATCCGTTTAGATATGCCATTATAATTCTTGTTGGTTTTCTTGGGTTTCCATAGTATTCATGGCGTTAACCACCTCAGTCTCTCTGATTGATATGCCTGCATACCTCAATATCTTAGTGGTAAGCATCGGCTCATCTGACAGCGGAAGCTCAAAGTCTTGGTATCCCAACCCCGCAACATCAGGATTAAACACAGGCTCACCGTTTGTTAGGGTGCTATACGTCCACTTAGGGTCAAGTGGGTATCTTATGTACTGACAGAACACCGCACTTGTAATCGTATCAGGGAAAATAGTAGCAGTGTTTCCTCTTACGATGTACGCAGGGAACTCTTCTGTGGGCGCTGTAAGCAAGGAGTTTGTTAGATTCATCAGCTTAGACTCGGACACTTTCTCGATGTCTAAGTTTTTAACCTGCAACCTATTAATGTAGTAAAAGTCAGCAGGAAGCGTAAAGTCGTTGGCGGCTACGTTTGCAAGAGCTGCGTACACAGAGAACGAATCAATCACCTCAAGCAGATTCTCAGCGAGGTCAGCGTAGCTCGACCCTGTCGTATGCGCGTTTACCTTGTTTATCTGATAGTTGTACTGATAGAAGTAGTCTTCAAACATATCCATCTGCGCCTGCTTTGCAAAAAGGTTGAAGTCAGACGGGGATATG